CTTTATCGGGGAACCTACGAAGGTGACGTTGACGTTGGTAGGTCGAAGGTTGTCTCTCACGACGTAAGAGACACGGTCCAACAGATTTTGCCATCCCTCATGCGGATGTTTTTTGGCTCCAAGAGAGTCATCAACTTCGCCCCCCGTTCAGCCGAAGACCGACTCATGGCTGAACAATGCTCCGATTACATCAATTACATTGTCACCGAAGAGACCGACTCATTTAACACCTTTTATTCGGCCTTCAAGGACGCTTTAGTCCGACGCACCGGAATCCTGAAATTCTACTGGAAGCAACACACGGAGGTCTGCACCAGCCGATACACGGGGCTGGACCAGCAACAGCTTGCCATCCTTGCAGGACAGGATGGTGTTGAAGCCGTTGAGATTGAAGAGACACAAGCCGAAGGTCAGCCACCGGAAGTCAACGCCAGGATCAAGTACCGAAAAGAGGAAGGCAAAGTCGCTATTGAATGCTTGCCCCCTGAAGAATTTTTAATCAACAGGGACGCAAGGTCGCTTGAGGACGCTACCATCGTCGCTCACAGGAGCATGGTCAGCGTCAGTGATTTGGTGGCAATGGGGTACGACTACGAAGCCGTTTTGGAGGTTGCAGGAAACCAGTCAACCTTTGAAACCAACTCCGAATATTTAGCCAGATTTGATGATTCCTACAACCGTGGATCTGACAAACTTGATGACTCCAACAAAAAAGTATTGACCATTGAAGCCTACATCAAGATTGACAAGGATCAGGACGGCATTGCGGAACTCAGAAAAGTCCTATGCCTGGGAACAGCCTATGAGGTTTTCAGTGATGAGCCATGTGACTACATTCCGTTTGTCACCCTGACCCCAGACCCTGAACCCCATGACTGGGGAGGACGGGGTTTTGGAGTCACGGACATCGTTAAAGATATTCAGCGCATCAAAACCAATGTGATGCGGAACGTATTGGATTCCCTCAGTTTCAGCCTGAACCCCAGAACAATTGTCCAGGAAAATGCCTGTAATATTGACGATGTTTTGAACCAGGAAATCGGAAGTATAATTAGAGTCCGAAACATGGGAAGCGTCCAACAGCTTCAACAGCCATTCGTAGGTGGGCAAGCCCTCCCGATCATTCAGCTATTGGATTCCACGCTTGAGAAAAGAACCGGAATTTCAAAGGCCAGTTCTGGCACCGATGTAGAAAACCTGATGTCAACAACCAGAGTCGCAATCGACACGGCTGTCAAGGCTTCTCAGGCGCATCTGGAACTCCTGGCTAGGATCTTTGCTGAGAATGGACTGAAGAAACTCTACAAGGGTGTTTTCCAGCTAGTAAAAAAATACCAGGATAAAGAAAAGTTGGTCCGGCTTCGGAACCAATACATCCCCATCGATCCACGGCACTTCGATGCCATGATGGATGTGACCGTTGACATCCCGTTGGGAGGAGCATCTGATGCAGAACGTCAGGGATTCCTTCAGAGCATTGTCCAGAAACAGGAACAAATTCTCCAGCAACAGGGACCAGTCAACCCGTTGGTCAACCAGCAACAGTATTATCAGACCCTTGTCAAGACCCTGGAGAATGCTGGCTATGCTGACACCAGTCAATTCTTCAGCGATCCGGCACAATTTCAGCCACCTCCACCTCCAGAACCGAAACCGTCGGCTGAAGAAATCTATGCTCAGATTCAAAACCAGAAGATCGTCGCAGACATTGCCGAATCTGAAGCCCGTCTGAACCTAGACCGTGAAAAGATGATCCGTGAGGATGACCGTATCAGAGACCAGTTTGAAGCAGAGCTTCAGTTGAAAATCAAAGAGCTTGAAACCAAATATTCAACTAGCGTCGATCAGGCCACGATCCGTGGACTGATGGAACGGGAACGGGAGGAGGTGAGACAGCAATCTCTGTTGCAACGGACCCAGATGCAACAGCAACCGCAACCTCAACCCACGGTGACTGGGCCACCGGAGAATCCACTGAATTAAAATGGCATATGCCCATGAAATGTTAGCCACTGGTCAACATCTGAGTATCCACTTAATTGACAGCGTGATCGTTTTTGCCGTCATTACGGGTGCATACTTCATAATCAAAAAGATGCGGAGCCATGGATAAAAACGAAGAAATCAAACGTGCGGAACGTGCGAAAGCATTAATGTCGGACCCGTTGATCGGGGAGATATTTAATGAACTGGAGGAGATCTATTTTAATTCATGGAAGGAAACCCAGCCGAAGGATACGGATGCCCGTGAAACAATGTGGCAATTATTCTGGGCTGTAGGTGAATTGCGGAGACATATCAATGTTATAGTTTCCAGAGGTGAGTTCAATAAGAACCTCATCGAAAATGCGAAGAAGCGAAAGCGTTCTTAAATTTTAAACCTTTAACCCGTTGGAACAACCATGGACGGACTCCAACAGGCTGAACAAGCCTTTTCACAGATGTTGTCCGGTGATGCCGATCAACAACAGCAAGTGGATGAAAACGAAGAGACTCCACCAGAAGAATATGGTGAGGTCGAAGAAGAGGGTGAAGCTGAAGAGTACGAAGCAGAGCCAACACCAGAACCTCAACGATACTCCGTTAATATAAACGGGGAGCCGTCTGAGATAACTCTGGATGAAGCACTAGCCGGATATTCCAGACATGCTGATTACACCCGAAAGACTCAGGAGTTGGCGCAACAGCGTCAGGCTTTTGAGCAGGAACAAGAACAGTTGCGACAAGAACGGGCAATGCACCAGCAAGCCCTTCAACAGTTGCAACAAGTGCAGACCGAAGAACCAGAACCAGACTGGAATGCTCTTTATGAGCAAGATCCACTTGAGTGGATGCGCCAGAAGGAACTGCGACGGGAAAGGCGTGAACAGCAAGCTCAGTTGCAACAACAGCAACAGATGTTAGCTCAACGCCAGGAACAGGAACGTCAGGCTCAGTTTCAGGCTCAGTTGCAAGCAGAGCAACAGAACCTCACAAAGTTGATTCCTGAATGGTCTGATCCAGAACGGATGGCTTCTGAAAAGAATGCGATCCGTGAATATGCGCTATCAATTGGGTGGACTCCCCAGGAGTTATCTCAGGTCTATGATAGCCGTGCCGTCGTTACCCTACGCAACGGAATGTTGCTGGCGAATATGCAGAAAACTGGGCAACAGAAGATGGCCCCTGGAACACCGACAATCGGTGCCGGAGCATCACCCCAGCAAGCACGGAAGGTAACCAATTACACCCGTGCGAAACAGCGTCTGGCGAAGACTGGAACCATGAGGGATGCACAAGATGTTTTCAAACATATGCTGAACAACGAAAAGAAAAGGTAATCATGGCAGTAGTAACCAACAATATGTCCACCTACGACGCTACGTCGATTCGGGAGGACTTATCTGATGTAATTTCAAACCTGACCCCTGAAGAACGACCCTTTATGGAGTCGATTGGGCGAAGGGATGTGAGCAATACCACATTTGAGTGGCAGGTCGAAGAATTGCCCTCCGTGAATGTGACCGCCCGTGAGGAAGGAGCAATAGCAACGGATGACGCAAGCACCCCCACGGTCAGAGTCACCAATGTGACCCAAATTTTATCCAGGAACGCCACCGTTTCTGGGACTCAATTAAGTGTAGACAATGCCGGAAAGGGTGGTGATGAGCTAAGCCATCAAATGGCCCTCATTTCCAGAGCATTAGCCAGAGATGTCGAAAGCGTCCTGCTTGCAAACCAAGCAAAGGCTTCCGGCTCTGATGGTTCCCCAACCCGTTCCACGGCTGGGATGGGTGCATGGATTCGGACCAACGTGTCCAAAGCTAGTGATGGCACCAACCCGACTGATGCAGTTGGTGGAGATGCACGGAATGACGGCACTCCTGAAAACTTCACGGAAACCCGTTTGAAGGATGCCCTGAAGCTGGCATACGAAAACAGTGCGGATCAGCCTTCAATCATCATGACTGGACCGTACCAAAAGACTGTCCTTTCAACCTTCTCCGGTAGAGCATCTTCCACGCAAGTGGTTGCCCTCCCAACGAAGGCCGATGAGGTTCAGGCCACCGTTTCCGTGTATATCGGAGACTTCGGAACATATAAATCCGTGGTCAACCGTTTCCAGCGTGATCGGGATGTCTACATCGTCAATCCAGATTATGCCAAAGTCGCTTATCTGCGCCCCTTTGAGCAGAAGGAACTTTCCGTTGCAGGGGATGCGGAGAAGCGCATGATAACCGTCGAATTTGGTCTCCAGGTGGATAACGAAAAGGCCCATGCCTTAGTCGCAGATAACGACCTGAGTTAATGCCTAGACAAACGACGGTCCTTTCAAATAGTGGTGGCCTAACCAACATGGTCACCACTGAGGATGGTGACGGGAAGGCGCATCTTCA